CTATTAGAAAGAGTGCAGAATGCCTATAGCCTACCCTCTTTCCCCCATATGGGCTATGTTATGTTAGGTAATGTAACCTTAAGGGGCAGTTTACTTAGAAAAGGATTAAAATGAAGGATAAAAAAGACAAATACTATGCTTATACATTCAAAGATGGGCATAAACTTAATTGTTTAAGCGATATGATTGCGGCTTTACCTACACCTGATGTTAAGTCTGATGATCTTAAGTCTCTTATCCTTCAGCTTATCTTAGATACTCCTAATGATGACCCGCATAATCATTTTGCTAACCGTAGCAAAGTAAAACTAGAAGCACTTAAACTATTAGCAGACATTAACAGGAGTGATTCTGTTAGTGATTACGAAGCTGATTTATTGGACATACTAAATGAAAAAGAAAACGAATAACTATTTATATCTCCAGCCCTCTTTGGAACCAAAGTATTTAAGTATCATTGAGGACTTTATGAAAGGTATGGAAGAACTAGAGGAAGAACCTAAAAGGGTAATTACTATAAACTTATATGAAGAAGAACCTACAAACTGAAATAAATAAATGTAAGAATGACTTTGATTATTTCTGTACCAAGTACTTAAAGATAGTTGATAAACAAGGTGACTTAGTTCTTTTAAAACCTAATATTGCGCAGCAAAGATTCTTATATAACTTAGATGACAACCCTTGGATATATGTTTTAAAGGCAAGACAATTAGGATTGACTACTATCATTGCAGCTAAACTATTCCATAAGTGTCTTTTTACACCACATTATAAGGTGGCAGTATTAGCACATACCAGAGATGCAGCTAAGAATATATTTGAAATCTATAGGAGGTACTACAACTGTCTACCTAAGTTCCTTAAGTTCAAGACTGAAGCTGCTAATGTTAATGAGTTAGTATTCTTTCATGGTGGTTATATTAAGGTAGGTAGTGCATCATCCAATTCCTTCAGAGGTAGTACATACAATAGTCTACACCTTAGTGAGTTTGCTTTCTATGATGATATAGAGCGTACCATTCAATCAGTCTTTCAGACAGCCACACCAAATGCTGACATAATCTTAGAGACTACAGCCAATGGTCTTAATGATGCACAAACTATATGGACAGATGACAATGGATTTAGTAAGCTATTTATTAGTTGGTTAGACAATCCTCAGTACACCTCTAAGAAAAAAAGTAGCTTAAGCACTATAGAAAAAAGCTATATTGGGGATCATGAATTGGAACCCAAAAAAGCAAATTGGTTTGCAGAAACACTAAGAGGCAAATGCCTCAACAATATTAATACTTTTAACCAAGAGTATCCAATAACTGCGGAAACGGCTTTTGTTACTTCAGGTAAAAAGTTTTTTCCCATGGTCTTTCAGGTTTCAGGAGGTGACCCATTCATTGGTTGGAAAATTTATAACAATCCTAAAAAATATAGAACGTATGTTGCTGGGGTGGATACTGCTTCAGGTAGCCCTAGTGGTGATTATAGCGCAATGGTAATATTGGATGTGACTGATAGAAAAAAATCTCAGGTAGTTGCAACCTTTTACGATAGAGTACCATTAAAAGAATTTAGTAGACAAGTCCTTAAGGGACTTGCTCAGTTTAACCCATTGGTAGTTGTAGAATCAAATAGTTATGGCTTGGCGATTATTGAGACTCTTCGTGAAGAGGGATATGCTCACCTCTATCGAAGAACGAAGTACGATAAGATCTCTAATCGCTGGTCTGAACACTTGGGATTTTCTACAACGCAGCAGTCTAGACCTCTCCTACTATCTAGGCTGCACCAATGGGTATCCCAAAACCAACTTGATATTCGTTGTCCTAGATTAATGACTGAAATGAATACCTTTGTTTATAACATTAAAGGAAAGCCCGAAGCTGATACTGGTAAACACGATGATTTAGTTTTTGCTGCAGGTTTAGCTTTAATGGGTCTAGACCAAGTTGATGATTATGAAGAAGAAGTACAATTAGAAAAACGTCCTACAGGAATAAGGGAGATACTAGAGTGGGAAAAGAATACAGGAAAACTCTTTGCTAAAAATGAAGAAAAGTTTCATGATGGCAAAAATAAATGGGACGACACAGATACTATCTCACCCATGTCTATGGGTGGTGGTTAATTTTCTTGGTTTTTATAAAACCTTGTTAACCGTCAATCGACGTAAAAGGAGAAAGTCTTTATGTTAAGTGAAGAACAAAGAGCATCAATGCTCGAACAAGTATCAAACAATATTAGTGATGATACCTCGTCAGATATTTTATCAGTAGATGCCACCACTGGTGGTTCCGTACAGGAAATTAAAGTAGAAGACGTTAAAACAGAGTCTGCTGATCCAGAGGCTAAAGAAAGTGTAACGGTTGAAGTAGAGACTTCAGAAGAAGTTGAAACTGAAACCAATGATGTTGAGCCTGATGACAATAGCCCTCAACATAAAGGACATGGCGTTCCTTACTCTCGCTTTAAGAATGTTTTAGAATCTAGAAATCAATTTAGAACTGAGGTTGACACGTATAAGAGTCAAATCTCTGGGCTAGAAGAAAAGCTCAAGAATCTAGAACAATCAAAAGCGCAGCAACAATCCTTTCAGCAGCCGCAGGTAGAGAGAACTTGGTTAGATGATTATTTGGATACTGAGGATAAAGGTGCTGTCCCCGAATGGCAGAACCAGTACTCAACACTAGATCAACGTCTGTATAAGTTTGAAGTTGCTCAAGAAGAGAATAAACTTAAAACAGAACTTGCAGAAATAGAAAAGGTATATCCAAACATTCCTCAAAAAGTACTCCTTAAAGCTGTTGTCAATGATCCTAATGTTAATATGACTGCACTGGCTGAACAGTACAATGCTTATCTTGTAGGTGTTGAGGAACAAGCAATTGCTCGTTATGTAGAATCTCAGGGAGGACAGGAAAAGGCTGCATCACCCGAGAATAAACAAGCAGAGCCATTACAAAGACCTCGCTCAACAAGTGCGCCACGTGGCAAACTTGCACCTAGTGAGAAACCTAAGACTGTAGGCGGTGCGTCAAAAATGCTAAGGGATCTATTATCAAAAGATAATTTCTTAAAATAAGCCGTTTATATAAATAAACATAAACTTAAGGAGGTTTTAAAATGGCTGCTACACTTGCTACCTTTGCTAGCATATTAAAGGAATTCTATCTTGGACCTATTCAGGATCAGCTTAATAATGAGACACTGGTTTCGGATATGTTCGAGAAAGCTTCCGTCGATTGGAATGGACGACAAGTAATCATTCCCGTGCACGTTACACGTAATGCTAACGTTGCTTTCGTCGCTGAAGGACTGGCGCTTCCTGGTCCTGCTATTGGGTCGCTCACTATCCCCCCAGGAAGCCAACAGGGGTATGTTAACCTTACCTGCACCTCGCAGTTTCTCTATGGTCGTTTCCAGATTACTGGACCCGCCATGGCTTCTGCTGGAAAAGGTGGGGCTAATTCTTTTGTAGGTTGGGTTGATGGCGAGATGAATCGTCTTGTTACAGACATTAAAAATCAAAGCGATCGTGCTGCCACATCAGGTGGTACATGTGTGGGTTTCGTAACCCATGGGTTGCAGATAACACCCGCCATGGGTGCTCTACAACTTCCCTTTGATGGTGATGCTGCTAAACTAGCTGCTCTAGTTGCTGCCGGTCTTCCTGGTGTCGTCGATATTGTTCGATTAGATACTTATGCTACTGTTCGAGGAGCGGGTGCTGCAATTACAATCATTGCAGGCGCTGCTCCAGGTCAAGTCGGTGTTGCCACTGCTGGTGGTAACTTAAACTTTGCACTTGATCCTGCAGGTAACTTTATACCCTGTGCACTGATTGCTACTAATGTTGCTACTGGTGCGGGTGCTGCAACTAACTTCACAAATGAACCTGTTGGTATCTATGGTAACATAGGTCTTCCAGGTACAGGTGTCGTTGGTGCGGAGCTTGATTGGTTTGGTGTCGACCGCACTACGGCTACTGGTACTGCTAATGCTCTCCAATGCGGAGATGGTGCTGCAGTTCCTACATCCAATACTCTAAGTGCATGCACTGTTATCAATACACGTGTTAATATTAACATGCAGATAATGCAAACAATGATGGATAGAATTACTTTAGCTTCAGATGAAGTACCAGATGTTATTCTTTGTAATCCCTTACAGAGAACACGTTTGGCTGCTACTCTTCAGGGTGCCTTTCGCTTCAATACTGATAAGAGTGGAGGAGGTAATAACGTCGGTGACGGTGGTTACTCTGGTTTCGCTTTTGCTGGTGTTCCAGTTAAGGCTTCTCGCCATGTTGACAATGGACTAATGCTAGCTTTAAGTACTAAGGTATGGAAAATGCTTGAACTTGAATCTGGCAAATTTGCCGATGAAGATGGGGACGTTCTCAGTCGTGTTGGTATACTTGATGCCTATGAAGGCTTCTATAAGTGGTACTATCAGACGGTCTGTTTACGACCTAATTCAAACGGTCTTATAACTGGTCTAACTCTGTAATAG